CACCCCTTTCCATTAATTATGATGTGGCCTTAATTGGAAGAATCTGAACAGCCTCTTTTAATACAAGCTTTCCATCGACTCTCTCCTTAGCCACAAAACCAATCATTCCATTACCTGCGAATAGTTCAGTAAGTTCTTTGAAAGAACGAGCTCCTCTATCACCAATGTTGTAATAGCTAAAGTCACCAAATGCGATGGCATTTTCTGGTGCAAAAGCTGAAGTCTTAACTGGATAACCAAGAATTCTATCAGGCTCACCATCCTGATAAGATGGCTGCCAAATATATGCACCATTGTTATCT